CTTTTTCTTTCTTTGCTTGTTCGATAGGATCTTCTTGATCCATAATTTCTTTTAAATCATCTGTCAGTTGTATTTGCCACTGACTTGTGTTCCATTTTTGTATGCCACTATCCTCGCTAGGATTTCTTCTAATGTGTCCTTCACAAATACTTTGTGTTGTGTTTAATACTTCTTGCACACTCATAGGTGGAGTATTGGTTTGATTCCAGTCGAGTGCTTTAATGACAACCTCACGCATACCCCAACCCTCTAGTATCCATCTGCCTACTAACCTGGCGAGAGTATCATTACGCATACCTGTTTGCACACCGTCTGTTGTAAGTGGTGTCTTGCTGTCTGTGTTGATCTTGCCTGTGTTGTTGTAATCATAAATTACATTCATGTCTTGACTTGTCAGCGTTGGTAAATCATCAAGCGAATCTATTACAGCTCCCTCGACTATTTCAAACTTATAATTAGTAGAAGGACTGACCATGACATAACCACCCTCTCCTCTAATATCTAATTTACCTGTGGTGTTTCTGATCTTGAGGTCATCATTGATTGCATAAAAATAATGATAGCCACCTCTAGGTGTTTTTTGTTTTAGTATTGTTCTTGTTATCTGACCTGACTCACAAAACTCACAGGCCTCTTGCGTATCTGCATCAAGGACTATAAATGTTATACCTGTGATAGCAGCCCAATTACATTCCGGGAACTGTAGATACCATTGTTTTAATTCATTCAGTGTTGGTTGTTTCTTTGTATAGTCAGCCCACTTTACTCTTGGAGTTTTAGACCAACGCTTTTGTAAAACAATATCATCTTCAAAAGGATGTCTGCTTTTAAAATATTCTGGAATAATATCTGTGTTTGATCCACATGGTATCAGATGAAAATAATTTTCATGATATGACATAAGCATATCTTTACGTTCATCTTGTTGTATATCTTGCCCTAAAGAGTTTGGTTTTATTTCTATTGGCATTATTCAACAGGCCCATATATATTTTCCCAACCTAAGGCATAACCTGTCATCTTGATTAATTTTTTAGCTTGGTTTACTGAGGGTTGTCTGTTGCCGTATCTCCAAGATCTAATAGTATCTACTGATACTCCTAAATCTTTTGCTAAATTATCCTCTCCTCGTTTTTTTATGTAGTCTTTAAGTTCCATAGTTCTCCTAAAACAGAAGGTATGAGTTAAAAAATACGCTAATTAGGGGGGTAGCATATAGTAGATAAATAAAATGAAGCTACATCAACTCATACCTAAGACAATAGTAAATTAGTATTTACAATAAGTAAAGTTTTTTTTATACATAAGCTTGACAATGTATTTTATAGGAGTAATATAAACAGTGTATTTAAAAAGGAGCAACTTATGAAAGATTATTCTAAGCTTACTCTACCACAGCTTTTGGTAGAGAAGAAAAAGAATCTAGCAAAGCAAGCTGAACTTAAACAACAAAGTTCTGATCTTGATTTTGCTATTACTTCACACCCGGAAGTGCATGGACAAGTCAATCGACTTTCTAATTCTGGGGGATCAACTCGAGTTCAACTGAACGGTATCATACCTAAAGACTTACGAGTGCAATATAAAGTTACTAGATCATGGGATCAAAACTTTTTATCACAGGTTAAAAAAGATATACCTGAAAACTTATTTCCTTTTAAAACTAAATATGTTGAGGATAGTGCTTTGTCTAAAATGATAGAGCAAAACTATCCTGATATATTTGATAAGTTTCAAGAGGGTTTACAAACCAAGATTAATGAAAGGCCTTATGTGTCTTTTGTTGATCCATTAAAGGGGACACAATAATGAATATACATTACAGTGCTGTGACACAACAAATAAGAGACCGTATTAAAAGAGAAGTAAAACCTGGACTACATTCTGCTTGGGTTAATAAGATATTGACCATAATAGATGATGTAGAAACGATTGCAGATGAGATGACTTCTCAAGGTTTAATATCTATGAATGACATGGAGGTAGACAAATATGAGTCTATTAAATGAAGTGACCACAGGAATACAAATACCTGCTATCAAAATAAATGTATCAGGAACTGACGGCATAGGTAAAACTACCTTTGCCAGTCAAGCACCCAAGCCTATCTTCATTAAGACAGAGGCAGGGACTAATTATGTAGACACATCATCCTTTCCATTATGTGAAAGCTACGATGACATAGTTAATCAGATCAGAACATTGCATGATGAAAAGCATGATTACAAAACCGTAGTCTTTGACACAACAGACTGGGCTGAGAAGTTAGTACAACAAAAAGTTTGTATGAATCACTCAATAAAATCTATTGAATCATTAGGATACGGAAAAGGTTTCACAGAGTCTGCTGAATTGTTTGGCAGATTACTACGCATGTTTGATGCACTACAGAAAAAGAAAATGCACGTCATTTTACTTTCTCATGTAGGCATTAGAACTTTCAATGATCCAGAGCGAGAGCCTTATGATCGTTGGGAAATGTCCACACATAAAAAAGTATCAGCGATGATTCGTGAGTGGGTGGACTTTAACTTGTTTGCAAACTACGAGGTATCAACTCGTACAAGTGGACAAGGTTTCAAAGAAACAACTAGAGCAGTGTCTTATGGCAAGCGTAAGTTGTTTCATAAATATACCGCAGCATTTGATGCTAAGAGTCGTGTTGATTTGGGGGTAGCACCTTTAGATCTTGATTGGACAGCTTTCATGACTGCATTTAAACAATCTTTAAAATCTAAAAAAGAAGGAGAAAAAAATGTCTGATTTTGAAATTAATTTGACGGATGTTGAAGAAAGCGGATCGTTTGATCTGTTGCCAGTCGGTGACTATGAGTTTGTAGCATCAGGCTGGGAAAACAAAACCAGTGGTAAAGGCGATAAGTATTTATCTGTCACCTTTGATGTCACTGGGCCTACACATGCTGGTCGTAAGATATGGGAAACCTTTATGCTTGAAGGAGCAGGGTTGAATGTATCTGTAGCCAGGTTAAGAGACTGGAGAAGATCTATGGGGATGGATCCTGATGTCGAAGCCTTTGGCATAGAACAGCTTGAAGGCATGTTGAATGTTCCCTTGACTGCCAAAGTCAATATTGAAGTTGGTAAAGATAAAGGGGACGGAACGAAGTGGGATGACAAGAATCGAATTGCAAAATTCATTCCAAGCGAGACCAATGGCGTGTCAGCTCCTTCGCAAAGTTCTAGTACAGAATCTGATTCTGATGATGATGATTTTGACTGGGACAAATAATTTATTTACAGGAGAGAGTAAATAAATAAATCGGGTGAGTAGCTTTATACCTCTAAGTCATATTATAAAGCTACTCCTCGCACCTAGAGGTAGTATAACCCTAAACTAATTTTTGGAGAAATTATGAATATAGATAAGAGAGAGGCTAGAGCCTTGATAAAATCAATGACATCTTTAATAAACTCTTTAGATCAAAACTTTGACAGTTTGCCTACTGATTTAAACGACAAAGTAAAGGAAGCTAAAATGTTATTGTTAAATGTAGATACGAGAGCGGATCGACATAGAAAAATTTATAGAATACTTGGATTAAATTGAAACTACGCTACTACCAAAGAGATGCAATAGATTCTCTGCACAAGTGGTTTAACACCAGACCAGCAGAGGATCATGCCTTAATTGCATTGCCTACAGCAGCAGGTAAGACTATTATCTTTTCACATTTTATTAAAGAGATATTTGCTAAAAATCCTACTGCTAGGTTTCTTGTCCTAGCACACAGAAAAGAATTGGTAGAGCAAGCAGAAACAAAACTAAAAACAGTATGGCCTGAAGCACCTGTTGGCGTGTTAGCGGCAGGTATGAAACGCTTTGAGATAGATTCACAAATACTTATAGCCAGTCGTGATACTTTGGCATCGCCCAAAAGATTAGAAGCTGTAGGTAGTTTTGATTACATGATTATAGATGAGGCACATAATGTGCCACCAAGTTCACATACTAGATACAAAAAAATTATAACCACTTTGTCTGATAGAAAGCCTATGCGTGTTATGGGTTGCACTGCAACGCCATATCGTATGGGACAAGGTTATATTTATGGCAAGCGTAAAGATCATTTCTTCAAGGGCTTGGCTTATTCAGTATCAATACCTGAACTGATCCGTAATGGTTTCTTATCTAGGCTATCTGCTTATGCTGTAAATGATAACGCTGTCATTGATGCAGGAGCTGTAGCACTAAAGTTTAAGAACGGAGACTTCAAGGAAAGTGAGCTAGAAAAAATAGCTATGGTGGATGATACGATCTTACAAGTTATAAATGATTGGATTGACAACGCCTACACCAAAGGCAGAACAGCTACAGTGTTCTTTTGTGTGTCAGTGCTACACGCAGAGAAGATGACTCAGTGCCTAAAAAACTATGGGATTATGGCTGAGTGTGTGACAGGTGAGACACCAAAAGAAAAACGAGAAGACATACTAGAAAAATTTAATAACGGTTTGATTCATGCGATATGTAATGTAGGTGTATTGACTGAGGGTTGGGACGCTCCAAGAGCAGACTGCATAGCTTTACTCAGACCAACACAAAGCGTTGGCTTGTTTGTGCAAATGTGTGGTAGAGGTATGAGACTGCATGACGATAAAGAAAACTGTTTGCTACTAGACTACGGTGAGAATGTAGCTAGGCATGGCTGTCTTGATGAAGTGCAACCAGATCGTACAGCACCGGGCAGATACCATCCTAAGATATGTGCTAGTTGTAATGCGATCAACATACCGTCTGCTAGAAAATGTGTGGAGTGTGGACAAGAGTTTGAGGGATCTAAAAAGTTTCAAGAACTACAAACCAAAAAAGAAAAAGAGGTTGCTAGAAGAACTAAAGCAGAAAGGCAAGCTGTCTTATCTGATGAGAGAAAGAAAACCAAACCAAGATACAAACCTGTCACTGACATCTATGCAACCGTAACCAAATCCATGAACGGTAGTGAGTATTGTCAGGTGATTTTTACAGTTAAGGATGAGTTCTTTCCAAAGAAAATGCCGTTAATGTTCGGACATCCTAAGGCACACCACATGGCTGTTCGTAGATGGAAGAAGATAGCAGAGAAGTGGGGTGCTCCTGAGCAACCATGGATGGCTGCTGAATTAATTAATAGTGGTGCCTTTGAAAACATATCAGAGATTGTCTTACAAAAGCAGGGCAAGTATGAGAATGTTATAGGGATCAAAACAAAACAAAATAAAGAGATAATGTTATGAACAGACAAGAAAAGATTGAATACTACCAGCGTTGTATCAAAGCATACAAAAAACGTGTGCCAGCTTCAGCATACAAACAACATATAAAATGGTATGAAGACGCAATAAAACGTGAGGAACAATTCCAACATCAGGAGAAACAAAATGACAAATAAAAAATTTGATCTTTATAGAGAATTGACTGGTTATGATGCTTCAAAAATGCCTAGATGGTGCGATGGATATAGAGGGTCTTTTAGAATGACAAAAGATTTACAAAAAAAATTAGCTTTTATAAAACAAGAATTAAAATTACCTGCATATATGGTAATTACACCCTTTGTAAATAATTTATATGAAAAAATATTGGAGAAACAAAATGAAATTTAATTTTACAAAAAAAAGTGATTGCACAGAAACCTTGAGTGTAAGAGTTAGTTCAAAAACAAAAAAAAATTTTAAAGAAATTTTATCATTTTATTCGCAAGAGTCTAACTTAAAAGTAACAAGTTCTGAGGTAATAAAACAACTTATAAATTGTCATCACGAAGAACTATTAAAACATAAGAATACATTTCATCTTAGTCAAATGCGAGAAAAAATATTGGAGAAACAAAATAATTTTAAAGAAGTTGAAATGATAAAGATGCGTAAAGATATTGACCATCTTATAAAAAATTACTTTTTTAGTAGAGTTGGTTTAGCAAAAGCTTTGGATATTTTACCAAAAGTTTTGCGTGATTTTACTGTTTTAAAAGTTGTGCCACAAGATGCTAATTTTTATAAAATGCACAATAAAATTAAAGCAATAAAAGAACAGATTAAAGAAGCAGAAGAATACCAACCTGGAGAAACAAAATGACAGATAAACCTGTTATTGAAAAAAATATACCGTTGCCAAACTCTTATGGGCGTGGTAGATGGGGTTATTTAAAAGAAATGGCAGTTGGTGATTCTATTATTACAAATAACAAAAAACACTATCATCAAATAAGAAATTTTTTAAGTTATCATTTTAAAATTACAGCTAGAACCATTTGTAATGATGATAAAAACTGGAAAGCAAGAATATGGAGAACAGAATGACAATCAATCATCTACTTGATGAAGTAGAAACAAACAATAAACAACCACGAAGATTTTATTTGGGCATCAGTGGTATCGGTAATCCTAATCAAAGGCTCCTTTGGATGCGATACCGCTGGCTCATGCCTGATGAATGGGAGCCAAGAGTTCTTAGGTTGCTAGACTTAGGTAATGTAGTAGAGGATCACTTGATCGAAAAGCTACGCAAGATACCAGGTGCAACTATCTACGATGTAAGAAAGGACGGCAGACAGTTTGAAACCAAAGCATTTGGTGGCCATTTGAAAGGACACATAGACGGTGTGGCTAAGAACTTACCTGGAC